AAGAACTTCTTCGTAGTCTTTGTGTAAAATCTCAATCCATCCTGATTCAAAATCAACCCATCTTTTCTGTATTTCCAAGTGCGCAATTTGTTTATCTTCTACCATTAAAGAATCTAATGCGGCTTTGGTTAAGTTGTCTATGTCAGGTTTGGATTGGTGGAATCTGCCGTGATGTAATTTCTTTTTTTTCTTTGACCAAGAAGGTGGTACTGGAATAAAAAAAGTTATGGAAGCTCCTATTGGGGGAAGGATAAATTGTTTGGCTTTGGCTTCGGCTAAAAGGTCAACTTTGTACTTGTTGTATTTTTCTAATCGGAGTAGTCTGCTTAAACCGGAGGGGCGTAGTTTTTCTCTTGGGATTCTAAAGAATATGGAATCACCTTGAGTTGCCCTAACGTGGGTTTGAGGGGTTATGTTAAGTATTACTTTCTTTTGCATTAGTTCTATCTTTTACAGCTTTTAACAGAATAAATTCTACTGTCTTTGTTACCGACCATTTTTTTCTTTCAGCCAATTTTACAAGTTTCTCGTGAACTTCTGGGGTTAAATAAATTGTTGTACGCTTCATAGTGAATCATTTTGATGCAAGATACATCATGTTATAACATTTTCCAAATAATTAGTGTAACGTTACGCTTTACAAAGTTTTCTATTAGGAAACAAAAAACCTCCTTTTTAGGGGAGGCTTCGCATAAGAAATTGAACACTTTTATCTGATATTCTTTATGTAATTGGCTAATTGTTCGTCCTTTCTTAAAACATTATCTCTCAAATCCAAAACCCTTTTACCGTATAATGGATTCTTCCTCATGTCAATACCTTCTTTTGGTAATGGAACTCCGTATATGCTTTGCATTGCAAAACCGTGATATCCCTTTTCTGTATTAGGTGTAATTTTTCCCAACCCGTTGTACGTTTGCATTCTTAATGCTGGGTCTTTTATTCCTAGTTTATCAGCATATTTCATCTTGGACATATAAGCTCTCGCAAACATATCGTATTCGTCACTAACGCCTTCTTCCTCTGTTTCCATTTTTGTTGGGATGTCGTTTATTATCTCATTATCTGACATTTTTATTTGTCCTAATCCTTCTCCTTTTCTATTTAACCCTGTTTCCTGAAGTGATACTGATAATAAATCGTATGGGTCTAAATTGTATCTTTTAGCTGCTTTTACTATTCCGTATATATCTTTTGAAGGATACTTTCCGCTTACTAAATCCCTGTTTGGGTTTATTGCTTTACCTGTTGTGGCGTTTACTTTTCTATTATCTTTTAATTCGTAATCTCTTGGCATTACAAGTCCTTTCTTTGCAACCGGTGCTGTAGGTGTAACGCTAAATACTTTTTTAAGAAAATCCATTATTGGATTGCCTTCGTTTTCGCTATGAATTGTTTCTGATATTGCGTCTAACTCTGCCATTAAGATTTTTTATGTCTATTTGCAAACATTCTTGCTTGTGCAATTGAACTAAATCCCCACGCTTTTAATGCTAATGCTTTCCTTGTAGGTTCACCATTTGGTTTTTTCATTGCGCCTTTCATTCCGGCAAATCTTGCAGCAAAAGAAACCCTGCGTGGATTGACACCTGACTTTACTGGGGCTTTTAGGTTACCTCCGGTTTCGGCATTATATGATGCTCTGCCTTTTTCGTTCAGTCCTCCTTTCGGATTTTTGCCTTCTGCCCTTGTCCAAGCTGGTGTCTTACGCATTACTTTTTTTCTTTTGCTTTAATCTTTTTTTCTTGCTCAAGCATTTCTTTTGTTGGCTTTTTACCTGAACCTGATTTAGCTCTGATATTATTCCAAAGGCTATTCGCAACTCCTAGTTTGTTTAATTTCCCTTTCATACCACTAAATTAAGGATTTCCTAATATATTTGGTTCATTTTTTGTATCAATTATATCAATAAGTGGCTTTCCACCGGTGTCTATTATTTCAACTTCTTCTCCGGCAAGCATAGCGTCTATTGTTTCCTCTATGATTTCTCGCTGTTCTGGGGTCAATAGGGCAACTTTCTCGTTAATGGCGGGTACTGCAAAGACATCGCTTAAAATCTCCTTCTTTATGCCATCTCTGACCGATTGTGTTATATGCGGATGGGTTATGGTATCCTTAAATATCCAATTAATCTTGTTTACATGGCTTAAAAATAACCTAGCGCCACTTGATTCAGGGTATTGTCTAATAAAATCATCGTAATGTTCTTTTGCCATCTTTAGATGCTGAATAGCACTTACTATGTTTGCTCCGTTCATTTATTAAAGTTTAAATGCTTGTATTCTAGTTCTTGTAAAAATGTTCTCGCTTTGAGAACTTTTGCTTTTGCCTTTTCAATCAATTCTTCATTTCTATAAACAGGAAATAAAAGTATTCTTTCTTCTAATGGAGCGTTTGAGAATATCATATTTCTTTCTTTCTCGTTCCATTCTTTTATAAACTCTGGTGACTCTTCGCTAACAACATCCATTTTTCTTAATAAAGAATACTTTGCAGAATTTCTAATATGCTCCGGAGTGTCAATCAAGCAATAAGCAACGCAAGCTTTATCTAATCCTAATAAATCCATATATCCATTTACCTGCGCCTCGTATGTTGAATCTAATTTATCAGGTATGTTTGAAAGGAATGTAATCCAATCCCAGCTTGACTTTGTATCATATACTATTTCGTCAATAACATCAGGAGTACCTATAAAAAAATCATTACTAAATACTTCAGTATTTTTACTTAACGGTCTTTTTATTGTAAGTGATAACATATCTATTGCTTCAGGCTCTACTGTATTACCCTTGTCTGTGTATTTGTTATCAATCTCTTTTTTAAATCCGTATTTTTTATTAGCATACACTTCTATCAAATGCGTCTTTGCTGTTTTAGAAAGTTCGCCAGATTCTTTATCTGCCTTTGATATAGGTTCGGTTAATAATTTACCAATGCTACTGCAATGGATTAGTGTGTTAAAAAATTCCATTATTTTATGCTTTTTAGTTTTTTGTTATAATGTTCTAGTAATTCCGGATTGCTTTTTGACATCAGCTCCCAAGACTTTAGCTCTGCTCTTGTTTTACAAGCATCTATAAATTCTTTAGTTTTTTCAGTTAATGTTTTCTTTGATTGGGTTGGAATAGTTTCTACTTCAATTTGGTCTTCATAGAAATAACCTAAATCTTTTAGTTTTGCTACATTTTCTTTATGATATTCTTCAACTAATGATTTAGCAGCTTCTAGGGCTTCTTTGGCATCTTCTCCGGCGTTAATAGCCACCTCTACGCCAATCTTTTCTGAAGCGTAATTTCCTAAATTAAATGTTCTTTGATAATTGATTACTTGGATGTGCATAGCAGTTGTGTGTTTTAAAAAATTGGCAGCAATCTCATCATTAATTGTCTTTCTTTTTTATGAAAGAGCTTAAGTGTAGAAATTGCGTACCAATTAGGGGATTTTGATTTTTAGTTGAAGCCTATCTAACTCTTATTACTTGTGTTGTGTTTTCAATGACTTTTATCTTAAAGATTTTGTCTTTGTGTTCTTTTTTTCTTTTTAGATTTGAAACCATTACAGCAATAGATTTATATGGGTTAGTAAATTCAATAATTTCATTCACTTCTAGCGTAGAAACTTTACTAGAAACTGAATCTGGGTTAATGTGTCTTGCCATTTTTGATAATTTTTAACAAAGTTAAGTTAATTATTTTAAATTAAAAAACTATTTTTAAATTAATTTTGTTGCCTAATAGGGAAACTTTTGTTACCAAAACGGGAACTTTGTTTCTTATCTGCATGAATATTCTGAAAAATTCATGCAATAGTTTATAAATTGGCAATATATGTCTAGTTTTTGATACTAAAAACTTGACAAATTCGGAAGTGAAACTCGGACAATATCCGAATTAGTGTCACTAATTTATATAAATATGTGACAAAGTAAGGGGTAATTCGGTTATATCTTGTAACATATAAAAGGTAAAAATGTTACAAAATAGGTGCAAATGAATATAAATGGGCGCAAAGTAGTAATAATACTACCCTAATAGCAAAAAATGTAAACTCTGCAAGTTTTGATATTATAAAATCTTGTTGTACCTAAATTATAAAGTCAAGCTATTAGTTGACAACACCCCTTCCTGTTGTCAAGTTATTACTTTACTCAATGGAGTGAGTAATTTTACTCAATCAATAAATATTCATATATCAATCAAAATGAGCCGTAAATGAGCGATAAGCGGCTCAATATTGAGCGATAAAGTGCCTTATAAAGCACAAAGCATATCAGAATGTGCATTTTATGACGCATTATGCACTCATTAGTGTCAAATAATGCACTTTATGGTGGATATTTTCATCGCAAATCCGCCAAACCCTTATAAACATTCGCTTTAGCGAAAAAATTTTCCAGAACACTTGGAGATAGGGGGGGTAACGCTACAGAAACGGGGCGGGTCAACCAAAAGGGGAACTCAAGCAAATCAAGGTACGGGGGGTCGGGTTTTGGTTTTCGGATTCGGTTTATATGGCGTAGTAATGATTGAGGGTCGGGGTGTCATGCAAAGCAGTATGGTATTGGGTTTCCTATGTGGCGGTGGTAAGGTAGTGAGCGGATTAACCATGCACTTATCACCTAGGGTAATGGGGTATACTATGTATGTGCTAGCCTATCTATATGGTGCTATATGTGGGGTGTTATGGTATTGGTAAGGATGTTGCTAAAGTAGTTAGCATTGCTAAAGCATTTAGTTAATAGTGTAAGTTACGCATTATTAAAAAAGCTAATTTGCTCAAGGATAAACTATCTCGACATGGGTGAGGCTATGACATCAAAAGGCATTAGGGTGTCTAGAATCGCCTTAAAATGCGAAATAGGGCTATCATAATTAATTTAATAATTTAACATATTTTAACAATATTTTAACAACTACTTTGCTCAAGTACAAAATAAAAGACTATCTTTGTTCTGCAATCGGGGGTAAAGCCCCACTGCAAAAGTTCTTTCTAGGTAGTTTCACAATCACGTTTAAAAACTGATTAACGCTGAAACTGATAATGCGAAATGTAGACATACTATATGAGTAGCGCTAAAGATTATCTGCCGAGCCAATAAGCACCCCAAAACCAACACCATCACTAGCTTGAGGGTATATAAAGAAGCTAGGGAAGTAGTTACCACTTACATAGGTAGCGTTCACCTTTCAGCAACGGAATCCGATGTGAAATACATAGGTTGGTACTTTTAAGATGTCTTATCTGCTACCTTCTTACTCACACGATAGCCAAACATATTAACCATTAAAATTAAATAAAATGAACACACAAATTTTTGACCAAATCGCATTCAATGTTAAAACATTACAATTCACGATGTACATTAAAATTTTAGGCTCTCAAGAACAATTTTCAATCCCCGTTGGGAAAGCCCAATTTCTTATTGAGGATGTAAATTTATCAAGTACTTATAAAATAGATATTGAAATAACAAAAGAATATATCTATTACATACCTACAAAAAAACAAGGTTAACTGACGATGGGGTAAATCCCCGAAATGTTCACGAGGATAGACGGGCTATCCGCATATTAACCAAAAAAAATTGTTATGCAAAAAGTATTTACCACTAGTGGCAGACGCATAAAGCGTACCCCATCTAGCTATGAGAGATTTATTCAAGCGCACATTCAACTAGGCAAAGATGTCAAATCAGCTATTAATGAATGGAAACTATTGAACGCTCGCATCCAAATTAATTCATTAACCCTACAAAATTAAATAACCATGGAACATAAGCACCCACAACCAATGCACACTATTATGACATTTCTTCGTGATGAAATTACTGATGACCTAGAAAAATGTCTTGATATTGCAATCACCCTAGTTGATTATTCAGATGAATTAATTGACATGATGAAGGAAGATAAAGAGATGGCTAAAACGACCCTTATGCATGATTTTAACGGATTGTTCACCCACTACGGGCTTAAAAAAGCCGATGAGGATTTCTTACCTAGATTGAGATTAAATAACCAATTAAACTAGATAAAATGAAAAACACTTTACGAACTGCACAAATGATTACCCTTTTTAGCGGTATTATGCTAGGCACATCTGCTTTTGTAGTTGGTGCTACCATGACAATGGATAACCCAATTAAGCATAATATGATACTTTTAATCGGGTTTGCTGAACTGCTTGTCATATTCTCACTTGTATCAATTTTCACCACTAAATCTAAATAAAATGATGGACATAATAATTGAAAGAAACAAAATCAGTGAAGTGACAAACGAAGGATTCACTGCACAAAAAGTAGTAGAAATCAAAGAGAAATCGGTATATGGTGGTACTCTTTGTTATCCTAATAATGAGACTGCACACTTATTTGCTGAAATGATAAATAAGAAAACATTCAGTGCTAGAGATATCAGTATCATGATAGATTTAGGATATAGGATTGAGATTATTAAATTATAAAACTAAACAAAATGACAAAGCAATTTAAAATCGGCGAATATGCCGTTGGTGGTATTATCAAAGTATCCAAGATAAAAATTAAGGATGAACATTTTACTGACCATGTAATGATTGAAGCACTAGATTATACCACCAAAAAAGTGGTAGTAAGTTCTAGGTTTTTTGATTGGGGTGACGAAGCCATGAGCAATTTTTTAAATGAACTTACTAGCAGTTATTATGCTGATAAAATATTAGACTACATTAAAACCAAATTAAACTAAACAAAATGACAAATTACGAACAAAAATTATTCAGCGATTTATTAGATGTAAATTGGATGATTGAAGAAAACAAAGCCAACAAAGAAATGGCACGATTCTTATCCATTGCTTACCACACGATTCAAGATGAATTGAGGGAGTCAATGGGCGATGGTAAATACAACATATTTATTAGAGCGGGCAGAGAGATGTTTTCGCCCGCCAAAGGTTAACTGAAGATGGGTTCAATACCCGAAACGGCGTAAGTTCCCCCGCTTACCCGTCTTAACCAAAAATGTGGAGTCACCACATAAAAAACTGCAACTGATTTATGAAAACTTTTAACGACAAATTTTCAGCACAAACTAACGAGCAAGCAGAATCAAAAATAAGCTCGATTTTAGCCAATTCTAGACAAGATAATGTCTTGGTGACATCAGAGGTCGTTCCATTGGAGAAACTGACGGGAATGCCATCTAGAAGAGGATTAGAGAATGCTATTATTTGCGAGAATCAAATCGTGAATGTGGTATCTAATTCTTACGGGCATTTGCCTAATGAGAAATTCTTTTTAGGTGTAGAGGAAAAGTTGATTGATGCTGACATCTACTACCAACAACGTAGTATTAATCGTGACAATCGCTCTTTTGTAGTGGATTATATCCTAGCTGATGACCGCTACAAAGTTGAGGTGAAAGGTGACAAGGACATTTTGCGTCCAA